AGGGGGTGAACTATCCATTGGATCACTGCCGCTTCTAAAAAGTATGCGGTCTACAGTTTTACCTTTGGGGCCAAACTCTGCCCCAAGCGTATCTAAGAAACGAAACGTTGTTTCAAACACGCGCTTTGCTCTGCCTTGCGCTGTGCCGTCATCCCCACCGGCTTCTGGGCGCAGTGTGGTTATCTCTGTGTCATAACCAACACCAACAACAGCGCTCGTCACCGTTGGTGACAGACCTGTAATCTGACCACTGCTGACCGTCTGGTTGGGGTAGACTGAACCGTTGCCGAGTATGCTAACGCTTTGCCCTTCAAGGTGATCAAGACCTGACAGTGTGGCTGTGGCAGTGCCGCTGTAGGTTAAACCACTGTCCACGAAAAATGCGTCTGTCTTAGTGTCACCTCTTGCTGTGTCAAACTTGCTTTGCAGCACTTCAACATACCTGCGCGTTACACTATTGATCGTGCGTTTTACGATCATCCATACTTCGTCATATCCTGAACCTGATATGGCAGTAACACTTTCAACAGCAGCACTGGTGCCGCCAACGGTATGCTCATGCCACCCGACAACCTCTTGATCCTTTTGAAACGTAAGTCCGATAAGTTTACCGTCATCGCGGGTTGCCCATACAACTGAGTCAGGTTCTTGCTGGTATGTCATTTCGACAAAGCCAGAACCGCTAATATTTTCTGCAAGGATCGTAAGGTCTGGAGAAACAAAGCTGTCTGTTGCAAACTCAAACACCATCTCGCGCAGCTTGCGGCGGTGGTACTGTATAAATAGTACACGGTTATCTATTCTGATAGGTCGGGTTGGATAGCTGCCTCTCGTCCCTTGCCGTACCACTCTTATGTTTGTGGGCGTAATGGCTTCTTGGTCGTTTGAGGAACTTAATGTGAACTCACCACCGGCAGTTCCTATGGCTAGGACAGTACCTGGTGACAGCCAGCGAATGGCATTAACTTGATCTGTTGCTATGGTGACATTTATACTTCCGTCATCAAGCGCACTCGGTGTAAACGTTTCGAAGTCGCCA